CCTTCACGGTCGAGTGCAAGCAAACCTTGCAGGGCATCGATAGATTGCGGAGCTGAATCAACGACCGACGGGATAGCGTCAATTTCCTGCTGCGTCATTTCGCGCTGGGATATACCCCCCGTTTTTAAATCGACTTCAATGATCGTTGGCATGATTTACTCGTACAGGATATTGATTGAACCAGCATCAAAAGAATCACCACCAGTCGCAGCGATTCGAACGCGGTCAAGAATTCCAGACAGCGTTATCGCTCCCCCGCCATAAAACACGATGGACCGCCCAACGGTTCCGCCTGCGTTATGGCTTTCAACGTAGGCGTTTGAGCCAACCAAGGCGATAGTCATCGATCCCGACCGAACGTCGGCTGCGTTGTCGTTGAACAACAAGAAACCAGCGGTTGAAGATGCGATTGATTGAGCAGTTCCGTTAATTGCTCCAGCCGCGTTTGAACTGTACCCAGTGCTGACGATTGCGCCAGAGCCTATCTGCACAAGGATCGGATTTGTTCCGCTGACACTCAGCCCATTGAACAGGATAGTGATCCGCTTCGCCCATGTCGGAATTCCGGTGAAATCAATCGCAGTTCCAGAGGTCGCTGCGACAGCGGTGCCAGATTGGAGCGCGTTACCCCATGATGCCACGGCGCCATTTGTGGTCAGAACCTTTCCAGAATTGCCGGTTTGACTTGGCAGCGGCGATATTGGAAGCTGGTCAAGAACAACGTAATCGGTTCCGTCATAAACGACATCAGCCAATTGGTTTGCCGCGAATGCCGCTGCTACTTTGGCTCCTGTCGAATCGTATTGCTTCAGCGACTTGGCGCCGGTTGCGTCACGGTTAAGCGTGTCCGTCCCGGTGCTGGCGACATTGAACTTCAGGCGCATTCTCTGCCCGGCAGCAAGCACGCCATAGGCCGGGGATGTCGTCACCGTCAGAGTTCCTGCGCTGCCCGCCGAAGTGAATGCAACGCCAGTTTGCGCCTGCGCCTCTGACATTTTCATGTCACCAGCACCGATGATGTTCCGTGCATCAAGCTGGGTAGTCGTTGCCAAGAAGTTGGCAATCATTGCACTGACCAGACCGACATCAATATCATTGCCGGCGTACAGGATCACATTGCCGGAAGCGTCGAAGCCGATGATCTTCCCAGCGCGTTCGGCGGGAGTTTCCAGAATAGTCTGGTCGACGATGTTGTCGATTGAGATACGCAGCGACCGCTTGTCGTTGTGGTTCAGCATCTGCAGGGCCAGCCAGATTCTGTCGAAGTCGTTGTTCACTTCGGGAGAAAGCCAGTCCCCAAACTGCTGATAATCCACTTCGCGCTTGAGTTCTGGCTGCAGCGCCCGTGTGACTTTTACCCCATTAGCCGGAGCGACTGAGAATGTGACACTGCCGCCCGTATCTTCGCCAACGCCGGAAACCGTAAAACCGGATGTCGCCTCAACGTCATCAAGCAGAACCTGAAGATCATCTTCGGACAATATCTTGAAACCGAACGGAAACACCGTCGTGACGCCATTGGCGACCGACGATGTGACTGCATCTTGAACGGGGATGGTCATGGCCTGGAACTCGAATTCGAACGCCCAAAGTGTCCCTTATGGCATCAAGCGGAATCCCGACTAAATTCGTATTCATGCACCCCGGAATTGCCGCGCCAGTTGTGCCGATCTGGCTCGCGTTCTGCCTCCACAACGCGCACATTGATGCGCTCTGGCGTGTCAGTAATGGCCCCGGCGCCGGCGTCAAGGTAATCGTCGGCGTTGTTCTTGGTTTCCGGATTGAAATCTTTCATCTGCCCCCTGAACGGACCGTCCAGCACTGAACTATGTCCCCACATCATTCCTGATGACATCGGGCCTTCGTAGGCTTCAAGGATGCGCTTGTTCTTGTTCTCAATGGCGAGTTCGTCCGATACCCCGCAGATTAGCTTTCTCTGTTTCAGTGCGGCCTTCAGGACGGCCGGAGCGAATCCGCCGATGCCGTTTGTCTCGACCGTAATGCGCGGAATGCTGAACTTCTGCACAAGCTCGCAAATCTGGAACACTTGGCCGCCGATAATGCGCTTCCCGTCCTCTGTGAATTGCGCCACTTCGCCAGTCAATTGCTCCATACGGTGCAGGTAGCGCCGGCCGTATTCATCCTGCAGCACCAGCGCAAATGCAGAAACGTCGCTGCGAATCTTCCCGGACGCCGGGTCCCAGCGTGCCGACATGCCGGCAATTTTCGCCTTCCCAAGCCACATTGACGCGGTGCGGTTTGCGTACCTGATGACCGGTTCGACGTCATACGGAATGATCCAATCCGGATCGAGGCGAATCTGCGACACTGGTTTCGAGTGGAGTTGATACTGCGAATCCCACTCGTTGACCGTGCGTGTCTCCCGGCGCCGCTTCTCCATCTCGTCGCGGGTGAATCGTTCAGGCCATGCGCTTCCCGCATAGCAGTCAATCAGGCAACCGGGGGCTTCTTCGAACCTGATACCCTTCTTGGTCAGCGTGAAATCAACGCCTTCGGCCAATAGCTTCGACTGCTTTCCGATCCCGGAAAACACAAAGTCAGGCTTGAACGGCACGCGGTATTCTTTGGCCGTTGCCTTCTCGACGCGGAACTCGTCGGCGAACATTTGAATGGTCAGGCAGTCGGCGCCCATAGACTCCATCTCGTCATAGAGTGAATCGTGCGTGTGCGGGGTTCCGATGTAGAGCTTGCGACCACCGGGGACAAGAATGTGCGTCTGCTCGCCAAGCCGATAGCGCAGCGTTTCCCGCGCCTCTGGCGTTCGGATATTGCGGGGAACCTCGACGTCATCGTTCTGCACTTCGTCAGCGCGTGATGATGTGATGTTCGACATGATGCCGGCCGCCTGCATTGACGGGTTTCGTTCATCGTCAGCGCCGGGAACCCACCAGAACGAAGATTCGCCACGCAACGCGACAAGATGCCGCGTCCAGGGGTGACGCATCAATACCCGCTTGGTGTCGCGGCTGGTCTTGTATGCGGTGCCGTCTTGGTCGCCTTGGTGAAGAATCCGGTAGTCCTTGCTTTCCGAATACCGCCAGGCGTTATAGACGGCCAGCAGCGTTGATTTACCGAAGCCACGGAAGCACCGAAGCACCGACAGATCGCCGCGAGTCGCCAGCCAGTAACAGGCGCGAATGTGGATGTTCGGAACCTTCCACCGCATGAGGTTAGCCCATGCGAGGAAGAAGGCAACGAAACGTATCCCCGGATCGTTATCCCGCGCCGCGCTGGATTGCACCGATCAAGTCCTTTGCCTGTTTCTCGAAACGCTTGATTTCCTTGTCTGCATCATCTTCCGGGGTCGGCGGGGCGCCGTGGCCCTTGTCGCGGTCCTTCAGGTCGAGAATGCGCGCCAACAAAGAACCGGTCTGAATGGCGTTCTTCTTGTCCCAATAGCGATTCCCTCGGGTATCCGAATCCAGCGATGATAGAGGAAGCCCGGCCCCGTTCCAATTGTTTGGGTCGGCCTCTTCCAGAAACACTTCGCCGACTGATTCGGCCAAGTCTTGCAAACGGCTGATTTGATCCTGTCGCATCACTTACCTCCCATCGCTGAAAAGTCCGGCGCCCGATCTGGCATGGTTTCACCCGGCGCCCAAAAGTAATCCTGATTCCAGTCCTTCATCGCCCGGCTACGCATGCGGCCAAGGTATCCGGGATTAACCGCTTCTTGTGCGTTATGCATGAACCAGTGATCCCACGCGCCGCGCACTTGCCAAAGCCCGGTATATGGAAGCTGTGAGTTCGTCCAGCGCAACGCTTCAGCAGCCGCATGCGTGTCCTTGCCCTTGGCTGCTTCCCACATGTTAGTCAGAACCAGATCGCCGGCCAAACCAGCCACCGCACCACCGGCCGGGCCAAGCACTACGCCGCCAGCTTGTTCGAAGTTGCTGCCGCGCTGTTCGGTCGGGTCTTTGGTAATGAAGTCGCCAACATAGCCAAGGCCGCCGCCCTGCCCCAATGCCTTCGCCCAAAACTTCGGCTGTGTCATGTCGTAGGGGTCTTTCCCGCCGAGAATCGCCTTCTCTTGCAAGACAATCGCGCCGAGCATCATCAGCGAAACATTCAGCCCGGCCATGACTGCCATGCGGTTGATTGCTGCGCCGCTTTCCGTCTTTGCACCGAATCCAGTTGGCGCACCTTCAAGCCCTTGCGGCGTATCGAAGATGCGGCCCCAATGGCGGGTAATCATCGCAGTCGGAAATGACTTGAACTGCATGAATGATCGCATTGCCTCGCCCTTGATCGTACCGGCTGGCATGCCGCCACCTGTTGCGATGGCGCGAGTTGCCATGTCCGGATTGATGACTGCAAATTGTGCTTCGTCGGAAACGAAGGCCATCCATTTGGTTGCTGCAACCTCTGCGCCGTCGCCAGTTTCCAGGATCGAATCACGCGTCAGGTACTTCGAACCATTGCGCTCTGTCGGATCGGCCTTGCTGATAATGTTCCAATCTTCTTCGGTGATGCCCTTGCGGGTCATCAAGTGCTGATCCCATTCGTCAAGCTGTGACCATGACTTGCCGACCTTCTTGGCGAATCCCTGCATCATTGTTGCGGAGAATGCCGAGCGAAGGCCGTCCGTCCATGCGTTCATGAAAGACATCTTCATCACCGAGTTCGCCACGCGCCCGGTCAAACCATTGGTCATATGGTCTCCGGTCCATCGGTTCATGGTGCTGGTCAGCGATTCAGCAATGACGCCATGCGCCCGCAAGAATTCCTTGTGATCCTTGTCGAGATTCTTTCCGAGGTTCTTCATCATGTCGAAGTAGGGAAGCCGGTCATAGTGGAGCGTAGCCGCAATCGTTCCCACGTCAGTCAGCGAAGTAATCACCGCCCCTCCGAGCTTGGCCGCTGTCTGAAGGTTGCGAACGTCTTGCCCGACCTGCCCCACAAAATTGTTTTCCGGGCTGCTGGTCTTGCCGCTGAGAATGTTCCAGTAAGCCTCTGGCGCGTTGCCGAATGACCGATTCTTTGCCGATCCTCGAACGTCTGCCCGTTCTGCGATGTCTGCTTGAACTCTGAATGTCTGCTCCGGGTTCGGGCCGTAGCGTTCGACCAGCCCGATATTGCGGGCCATCGCGCCGACATGACCAAGCATGGAGTCATACAGCGAACCTTCGCCGAAATCCTTCACGTATTCCATCCAGGCATCGCCGTCCTTGAAGTGCAGAACGCGATGCTGGCTGCCACTGTTTGCCCGTGCGCCGGTTCCTTTGAACTGTCCAGGTTCGACCTTGTTCGCGCCTTCGCTAGCGAGCGTGGCATGCGCCGCAACAAGCATTTGCTTGACCTGCGCCGTGTTCATCATCGAACCATCTTCATTCAGGTATCGCTGACGGTCGACAAGCGGGAGAACCTTTTCCGCCCATGCATCCGGGGTGACGCTCTGAATCTTCACCGTGTCATGCGCCTGCCCGATGTAACCGTAATCCAGCCGGCCAACATCACCGCCAGCCGCATTGAACCGGACACGCATCTTTTCAATGGTGTCCAGCCATGCCTGTGCGCCGGCCTTGGCGACCTTGTTGCCGGTATGGCCATCAGCGCCCTTGAACACTTCGCGCACGACATCGGCAGTCATCGCCGGGTTGTCAAGGTTGAATATCTTCATGCCGAGATTTCGGAGAAGCCCTGTTCCGTCTTTGTTTCCTGCTGCGTCGAGCATGTCGCCAAGTCCGGAAACTGCATCATCATGGACGGCATGCACGTAGTTCTGCGAGTTCTGAATATCGCGGATCACAGCTTGCGACTGCGTGACCTTCATCGCGCTGGCCTTCTTCATGTCAGCGATGCGCGATTGCGTTTCCGCGACCTTGACAGCCTGCATTCCGGCAAGCATTTCCTTGCGCTGTGCTGCGGCTGTGATGTCGTCCATTGCCGCCATTGCCGCTTCGGTTACTCTCTGGTCTTTGGTCTTTGCCTGCCATCCCTGCGGGTCGCGGCGTGCGAGTTCACGCATCTTGCCGGATATGGCATCATCAATCGCTTGAATCTTTGAATCGGAGAGTTTGCGACCACCGGCAGCGGCTTGAACCTGCTTGATGCAATCTGCGTGCATGCTTGATTTCCTTCTCTGGTTTCCCTACCCGATTAGGCTGGTAGTGGTGTTCGGCATCTTGTTTGCCGTCGTTCCGCTGGCAGGCGTCTGCACGTTCGGAAACTGGCGGCAGGCGTGGGAGTATTCGCGTCGCTGGTTCCGGGTGTATATCGGCATGGTGTTCATCGGCTGTGTCATAGCCCTACTGCTCCTATAGCCAGCGCGCACTCGGCGGCTACCTTCAGCAGCGGTGCGTCGAGCGCCCCAAACTCGGTATCCGTTCCCTCTTGCGCCTGCTTCTTGATGACTTCCAGTTCGTCGGCCAACTTCACCGGCTGACCGGCATCGTCCAGGCGGGCAACGATTTCGGGCTGGTCTTTCAGCAGCTGGTCGACGCGGGAAGCGTAGGCGTCAGGTGTTTCTGTGTTCGCTGCCTGCTGAGTCGTCAAGGAATCCTTGACCGCTGGATCAGGGGCCGATTGCTTGGGCGGTTCGAAGTCGGTGATTGGCTTCTCGCCTGGGAAAACAGATTCGTGCAGATCGCGAACCGCCGTCAGGTTCTGCACCATCGCCGCATCGACCGCTTCCTGCGAAACAGCCGGCTTACCGAACCCGCCGCGCTTGGCATAGGCAGCAAAGCCGGCCGGGAGCAGCGTGGAAACGGTCAGACCAACCGGATCAAGCGGGTCATATTGCTTGGCGATCTCGCCATAGTCGGCATTCTCGAGAATGGAGCGCGTCGCCTGCTGCTGGGCCATGAACGACAGCGGGCCGCCAGTGACAACTAGCCCCGCCGTCTGCTTCAGCGTCTGCCCGGCCACTGGCAGAGCAACGCCGGCCGCATTGAAGCCAGCGGTTACCAAGCCGACCTTGGTGCGCGTTTCCTGATCAACGCCCTGCACGGCAAGGTCTTCCGATGCGGTCATGCCTTCCGACCCGCCGAACGCTGCGGCGCCAGCTATCGGGCCAAGCGTTGCTGCCGCGCCGATGGCTTTGGTCAATCCTTTGGTCAGCGAGAACACAAGGTTTTCAGCAGTGCCGGCCGTTTGCGGATCAGGGCGAAGATCGGCGCCGAACCGGTAAGCCTGCTGCCCTTCATCGGTGCGCCAGTTGATTCCTTCAGTCTTCAGCGTGTCCATCGCGTCAAGCGACTGCTGCCGGTTGTTCTGTGCATCGAAACCGGGCGTTATGCCTCCGACCGATGCGGCCACCTGCCCAGCTGCTGCGGCCGTGTCGACCACGTTGCCCAATACCTCAGCGCCAGCGGCAGCAACTGCCCGAATTGGTGCAGACCATGCGGAATGCTTCGGCTTTGGTTTATCAAGTTCAACCGGGCGGGCATCCATGACACGAAGCGCAGTGTTGGCGCTGTCTTCGTAGGCGTCGAGCAGTCCCATTACTTCACCTCGATCACGACAGGCTTTCCGGCCTGATTCATCACCGGGCGGCCCTTGACGATCACGGCATACCGCCCCATCCCGACCGGCATCAGTTCCTGACCGGGTAGCACTGCGGCAAAGTCTTCGCCACTCATTTCGACGCCACCGACGCGAACGCTTCCCTGTCTGGCTACCGTTGCAGAGGCAGTCTTCAGCCGCTGCTCAAAGTCGGCCGCATCCATGCCGCCCGGAATCGGCAGCTTCTTGCCATTGCGTTCGATGATGTCGCCACCAACAGCCAGCCGAACAGCCCGCTTGATGTCTGACGTTCCGGCGTTCCCGCCATTCTCTGCGGCAATCCCGGCAGTGATGTAATAGGCCGCGTCCTTGACCGATTGCGTGACTTGTTCATTGCCGAACGCGCCATCGACCTCCTGCGCGATGTTGGCCTTCCAGCCGGTCACCTTCTTGTCGTCCTTCATCACGGCGCCGTCACGAATGGCTTGATCGCCCTTCAGGATCAACTCAGAGGTATAGCGCCCGGCCGTTGTCTGTTGCGTAGCCGTAGCGAATGCAAGCGCCAGCGGCTTGGACTGCTTATCTAGTTGCAGCGCAATAGCTGACGCCGCCTTGGGGCCGACCGCTGCCGATACTGTGGCGATGGCCTGTGATCGTTGCTTGGCCGGTAGAGCCTCAAGCATGGTGCGAACCTGTTCAGCCTCGCGAGCATCCAGCGGGGAAACGTTGGAGCCTGACCACTGGCCGACCGTCTGCGCCTGCTCCAGACGCTTGCCAATCGATGCGCCGAACGCTTCCGGTGTGCTGACATCAATGGGAGCCATCTGATCGATCACGCCGCGCTCCAGACCAGCCCGCAATCCGTTTTCCCGCAGGTCGGACTGGCTCTGTTGCAGCACCTTGGCAACCTGTTCGCGCCGCTTGTCGAGTTCTGGCGTTCGGCCTGTTCTGGCGATCTGCGCATCTAGTTGGTCGAGCGTGGCCTGCTGCCGGACGATGGGCTGCGAGGCAATGCCGCCGTTTTCCTTGGCCGCTGCAACCAGTGCAGTGATGCCTTGCTGATATGGCGTGCCTGAAGTCTTCTGCATCACGCGGTCGATGTACTCAGGTGCTACCATCAAGCCCTTATCGCTCATGGCCTGGAAGGTGTTAAATTCAGCCTCGGCTTGCTTCAGGTGGCGCTCGGCCTGACGTTCGGCGCGTGCTGCTGCCGCCTCCTGCCGCTGAATCAGTGATGTCTTGTAGCCGTCAAGCTTGGCAACCAGCGTGTTGCGCTTGTCTGAATCCAGCTTGTCGGACATATCGCCGGAGGTTATGCGCTGCATCAGCGAGTCGATCGACTTCACATCGTTGCGCGCCGCCATGGCCTGCTGGTTCAGGTTGGCGTTCCAGTTGTTGTCCTTCCAGTCCTGCTTCTTCTTGTCCCATGCTGCACCATAGGCAGCGCGTCCCATAGCCTCGGCGTCCGGTGTGTCGATATAGGCGTTCAACTGTTCGACGCTGGCGCCGGGCAGGCTGGCCCTCTTGCCGATCTTGTCGAGTAATCCATCAGCCTGACCACGGAATTCTGCCGTCCTCGCACCAGCGATAGCGCCGTTCAGCGTCTTCTCGCCAGAGAACTCGGCACGCTTCAGGCCTTTGGCGTAATTCTCCTGTGTGACAGGATCAATTCCATCGATGGTATTCGGTTTAATCTGGCCAACGCGGTTCTGGTATTCCTTGGCCGCATCGCCATGTTTCAGGCTGCCATCGGCCAAGCGTAGCTTAATGTCCTCAGTGATCCCGCTGATTGCGGTTTCATGGTCGAGGATGGCATTCGCTGCTTTAGCCTTGGCGAGCGCCTGATTCTGGCGCTTCTCTTCCTCGGCTTGCTTGTTGACCGCATCCATCATCGAAAGACCGGCATTCGTAATCGCGCGGCCAGCTTGCTGCATGCCTTCTGCGCCGTTGTCGAACTCTCCGGGTGAAAGACGAGGACGCGGCCCTGGCTGGGCGACTTGCAGGCCAAAGTTACCGACAGGTATTTTCATGGGTGCCTCACTGCTTGGCCGGGGTCTTCCACCCCGATGCGATAGAACCAGCCGAAGAAAGAACGGTCGCTGCCGATTGCATGTTTGCGTTCTTTCGGGCGTTCTGGCCGGCCTTGATCAAGCTGTCTGCCTCACGGCCTGCTGACTTGACGATGCGATCACCGCTCAGGATGGCTGACAACGCATCGTCTTCCGAATTCTTGATGATCGACTTATCGACTTCGAGCGCCGTTCCTTCGCCGAGCTTCACCCCGGACGCGGCCAGTGCTGCCTTGGCCTCACCGCGCTGGAAATTGCCCAGCTTGCGAATCTTCTCGGCCTGCGCCTTGCGGGCATCTGCTTCACCAGCAGCCTGATCAATGGCAATCTTGGCCTGCTCGTTGGCGTTCTCTTGCTGGGCCTTGGCGGCTTGCTGCTGGGAATAGACGCTTGTCGCCGTCCCAGCAACTGCCGCAACTGCCGCAACTACGGCTGCGTAAGACATTGGGAACCTCCTGATTTAAAAATCGTGTTGCAGCTTTCTTTGGCTCGCGAAAGAAGCGCGTTCGGGGTGCTGGTTGCCTGAGCCTCGGCTTCTTCGACGGTGGTTGCATCGGTCGCAAAAATGGCGGTGATATAGCAATCAGTAATCGACTCAAACACCTGTTGCCGCATCGCCGAGGCTGGTATGACGTGATACCCGTCAAGCAACACCCACCCATAACCAACGAATACCTTTGCCTTGCCGTGGAAGATCACAACGGTGTCGACCTGAACGACGGTGCCTACCAAAACGTGACCGGCTTCAAGTTTCATCGTTCTGGCGTAGGTTCCGGCGTGCAGAACGTGGTCGGTGTGCATTGACTTGACGCCAACCGATTCAATTGCATCACGGAATTTTCCGACCTGATCGCGAATGGATTCCGGCATCGCTTGAAACCGAGGTGGATTGTTCGCGACCGCCCGGTTGGTAAGCGGGATGAATCGAACGTTATGCGTGTGCCTTGCTCCGATTCCGGATAGCACTCGATCAAGATCACTGCCGACCGATGCATTAACGAACAGCCCAGGTGCGCTGCTGTCCTTCGCGTATTCCTTGGCCTTCCGCAACAACGCAATTCCAGCCCCTGTTTTGCGGAAACGTTCCAGCACGAAATACGATTCATAGCTGGCAATCGGCTGGTCATAGTGCGGCCGGCGCATCACTGCCACCGTGATGAACCCGACCATCACCCCATCGACGAACGCACCAAACGATTGCAGCGCCCCGGATGCTTCGATGGCACGGTAAATGTCCCACTGTGGAGATGACAGGCCGGCACCATCGGTGGCGCATTCCTTGGCGTACTCGGCCAGAATCTCGGCTATGTTCGGCGCGTTTTCAATATCGGCAACGGTGCATTTTTCGATCACGAGCATTGCAACTCCTTGACGAACAGCCGGCCGCAATCCTTGTAGCCCATGCCGTTGTACAGCCGCGCAGACTGGTCGACGTGAATGTCAGTGGTGATCCCCATGTCGATCTGACGCACCCCTTGCAGCTTTGCCCAGTTCTCGAAAGCCGCCATCAGGCGAACCGCCTGCATGCCGTGGCGGGCTTCCGGTGCCAGGAAAAACGAATAATCGAAAGCCTGCTTTTCGGTCGAGAACCAGAACTCAGTCACGCTGCCAGCGATTCCGCCGACGATTTCCCCATCAACTTCGGCGACAAACACCACGCCTTCGATGGTAATCAGGTGCGTCATCAGAGCCGTCACCTTTTCTTCGCTGAACGAAATGGCTGCGTAGCGCGATTCCTGATGCAGCATATTGCCGAGTTCGACAATGCGCGGGATGTCTTCGACGGTTGCCGGTCTGATCATGTCAGCCTCCATTGATGGTGATTTCGCGAACGACCGCGAGCAGGTGAAACGGCAGGGGGGAATCTTGTGAAACGGTTATTTCTGAAACACCACGCTTCCAGCCGATGGTGGAAACGTCCTTGTCTCCGGTGAATATTTCGGGGATGGTGTCCAGCTGGTCCGGACCAATGACGCGGCCGGATGCGACCTCCTGACCATTGACCGTGCACCCGATGGTCCGATACAGGCGAACCGTGACGCGATTGGTACTCATGGCATCGCCTTGAATCGTTCCGGATGCGCCCTGAATCTCGGGCGTCAGCGTGACAATCTCGGGCAGGAACAGCAGGCCGATCAGGACGCGCTTGGCGGCGCGGGGCAAGGTGATCGCCCCGGAAGTCACAACGAACGTACCCATATGCACACCGTCGGCGATGCAGTGCACCGTTTCGCTCTCGAGATGATCCAGCCCGGTCCATGTAGCCTTGCCCGTGGCGTCGTCATCGGTCACCGCGCAGTCAAGCTGAAATCCCCAGCTAAACGGCTGCGGCTGCGGTGGGAAAATGTTGGTGTCAGGTGCCACGGTCCCATAGACCGGATACCAATCAGGGCGCATGCGCTCGACGTAGCGCACGATGGACCCATTGACCGAGCGGCGTACGATCATCCATACCTGCTCGCTGTCCGATGCCGGGATGACAGCCACCGATTCGACAGCCCCTTGCGTTTCGTGCCATGTCACAGCAATCACATCCAGATCACGGTCAATGGTGATCGATACCAGCATGCCGTTGTTCATCCATGCCCACACAATCGGATCGGGTTCTTGCTGCAGGCACATGCCAGCCACACCGGTCTCAGCCAGATGCTCGGACAGCGTAGAGATGTCGGGCGACTTGTAGCCGTCCTCGTCATAGCGGTAGCCCATGGCGCGGATGCGCTTGCCGGCCCGTTGCGCGAACAGCGTTTCCTTGCCGACGCGAACCGGGCGCGATGTGCTGCAGCCATAGGGCGACTGCGGCTTGATCTGCACGTTGGTCGGGGTGATTGGCTTCTCTGAGCCAGAGTTCAGCGAGTATTCGCCGCCATAGGTCAGCATCAGCAGATTGCGCGACGAAACGAGGAAGTTGATCAGGTTCGCTTCGTTGGCCACCGTGAAGATGAACGCATCGTCATCAGCGACCCCTTTGGTGAAATCCAATTCTTCGCCGGTACGCGAACCCCAAACGGTCTGCGGATAGCGCCGACTGCCTGCGGTAACAAGGCGCTGCTCGAACATCGTCCCGGTGCGCGGGTAACCGTTTGATGCGTTCCACACCGACGATTCAAGTGTCCAGGCCATTGCCGGCGCTGCAGTGACAGCAGAAAGAACAGTGAGGATCGTTGCGGTAACAATCGTTGCGCTGGTGTATCCGGTGATCTTCAGCAGCCCGGAATTCATGCGGACAAACTTCCCAACGTCGCCATTTCGGAAAGCATTGGCCCCAGCGGTCAGCGTGATCGATGCGCCTATCGGGTCTTTGGCCGATGGCGTCAGCGTTGCCTGTGGGCTGGTGTCGAGATTCCATTCACCGGAAGGGATGCTGGTTGATTCGAAAACCACCTTGACCTCGACGGTCACATGCTGGCTATCGGTGAAGCCGGTGATCACTACCACGCCGGCCTTGTGCAGAATGGCCCGGCCAACATCAGCGGCGAGGAAAACGGCAGATGCCGCAGTGATCGTGCGCCCGGTTCCGACCGTGTTTGCCGATAGCGTCAATGCCACCGCAAAATAGTCGCCCACCTCGTCAAACGGTTCCGCAGTGAAAGGTGCCGGAGAGCAATCCCAATAATCATCGGCGAAGGTCCGAACGCGATGCGGGAACACATCCTGATGGAACAGGTACATCGCATCTTCTGATTGTGCGTAGTCCATCAATTGAACGGCGGCCGTGTTGTAGGGCGTGACCACCTCATAAGGCGACGGTCCATCCATGACCGGCGTGCCATCGGGCAGGAATACGCGCATGTACAGATCGCCGAACTCCAACACATAGGAAGCGTCACGCGACAGCACGAACGGGATCAGGCGCGACTTCTTGGTGCTGTCCTTGGTCGATTCTATGAACTCAGTACCTGGCCGCTTCTCGGCGCCGCCCAGCGTGCGAGAAATGACGTTCTTCATTCGCTTGGCGGTGATCGGGTAGCGGGAAATATCCACGCGGCCCATGGCCCTCGGCGAGAGTTCACCGGCGCTGAAGTTCGATTGGATGACCTTGATCTTGGGCATGTCAGCGCATCCGGTTGGCGAGCAGCGGGAAGTCGCCCAGCGTTTCCGGCGTGCCTTCCTGCCCATCGATGGCGCGCGCTTGCTTGACCACACGGGCCACAATCGCTTCGGTCAATTCTTCCTTGCTGGCGGATTTCGTCACTGCGTAAGCCAGGGTGGATTTCATGACTTCGGTCATCGCGTAGATCAGCAGCGAATCCCATGTCGCTTCGACTTCATTGCGGAACACGTACCGAAGCAAACAGGCATTCGAATCCATCAGGATTTTGCGGCCCTCTTCCTTGTATTCCTCTTCGATGCCATCAGCACCGACTGACAGCGTGCGAATCCAGTCATTCGGCAAGGTGAATTGGTAAGACCAGCCGAAAGACGGCGCATTCAGATCAGGCGAAAGCACTACCCGCTTTATGGCGCAGTTCCACGGGTGCGCCCGCAGCACGGCATCCCGGCGCATGGCGTAAAGGTTGGCGACCAGGCGCGTGCGGTCGTTGTTCTCCTCGAAGCTGTTGATCGGGGCATCGCCCAGCATTAGCAGGGCATTGGAGCAGATCGAGACGGCGCTGATCGACATGGGCTACCTCTAAGAAAAAAGGCCCGGCGACACACGCCACCGGGCCAGCACCGTTTGCACGGTCAGGGGAGATTGTTACGGGCCGATATATTCGACGGTGATGCGGACATCCTGATTCGCAGCGAGGACAGCGCCCGTTGCGGTCAGATACACCTCGGCGTCATCGGTGGTGACGTAATCAACGCCAGCGGCCACCAGGGCGCCAGTACCAACAGACAGATCAACAGTCGTTGCCGTGGTCAGTGCCGATGCGGCAACCAGACCGTCAGCGTCGATCACCGTGCCGTCGCGCTTGCGCAGGCCGAGGTCGAAAGTGCTGGATGCAGTACCGGTGCCGTGGCCCTTCCAGACGGCCAAAACGCGGCTGCCCTTGGGGAGATACTGACCGGAGGCCATCGTGTCGTTGATTGCCAGCTGCGCGAAGGTAGCCGGCGTGGTGATGACAAGGCGGCGAACTTCGCCCTTGTCGCAATGCTTGAGCTTGCGACCGGCTGCGATTTCAACGGCTTGTGCGGAATTAACTTCTGCCATTTCGTTTCTCCTTGAAACTATTCAAAGGAGGGGCCGAAGCCCCCACCAATTACTGGAATGCGATCTCGACGACCTTGTTTTCGTCCTGACGACCGGCACCGTAAGAAGCGCCCATCGATACCTGCCACAAGTCCTTTTTGTCGCCGCGACGGGTGACGTTGCCTTCTTCGTAGCCGCGACCGAGGTGGATGCCAGACTTGGCCCATGCCACCGCGTAATAAGTCGAAGCGGCGTAATCCAATGTTTCGTACGGAATCCAGCGGAACGACATCCACTTGCCGGAAATGTCACCTTCCTGAAGCATCTTGACCGCCATGAAATCGGCAGAGGTCAGGGTGGTATCGGAGAGCAGGTCTTCCAGCATGGTCGAGTTGTAGGCAATGAACAGTTCTTCGCCGTTGTGCTGGTCGCACTCGTTGGCGCGGAACATCTTGCGGCACTGGATCAGCTTGGCCTTGGTAAAGCCGGTCGAGCCGTGGGCAATCTTCTGACCAGCCGGCAGGGCGTAGCTGGTAACGCCATCCTTCGAAGTGATCGCGCCGCGCAATGCGTCGTAAATCACGTCGTCGATCTTGCGGTTCTTGGCGGCCATCAGCAGCTGCATGTAGTCGCCACCGGTAACCGGATTGACCAGCATCTTCGGAATGTCGTTGCGGTCGAGCGGAAGGGCCTTGTAAAAGTCCTTCATCACGGCCAGGCGGTTCGTGTGGTTGGCGTCGCCCCATTCGGTATCGCCGTGACGGACGGTGTTTTCGTCCATCTCGACTTTGTCGAGGTTGTTGACGGTGAATCCATCGCCGGTAATCTGACCGCGGTCAGTAACGGCCACGGCGAGGCGGGATTCTTTCTGTTGCGCTTGCAGGCGGATCGAGTCGTCCCACTGCTGCACAAATGCTGCGGTGATCGTATTGGACATTTTCAGTTCTCCAAAAGGTTGATAGGTCTTCAAGCCTTTCAGGGTGTCCGGTGAATCCGGGCCTGCAGTACGGCCATGCTCGGCTTCAGCATGACTTCGGGCGATTCAGGGTGTCCGCTTGCCAGTTCGGGCCTGTTCAATGGATTGTCGAACCGCATGGGGAACGGAATCCCGACTAAAAAGAAAAAGCCCGCACTCGGCGGGCCTTGGTTGCAACGTTTGAGCGGATCACATCAGCGGAACATGCCCCGACCTGGCGGCAATCTCTGCCTTCTTGGCGTAGTGATCGGCGACCTGTTTCGAAACACGCGCATGGTCCGGGTGCTTCGGATTGCTGTACGCCTCGGACAACTGAAGCGCTTCGACCGAAGTTCCAGCCGGCAACTCGCTGCCTGGGTTGATCGATCGATCTTCGCCAAGCTCCTTGCCGACCCTGGCGAACGTCTTGATCAACAGTGGATCATTGCCGTACTTGTTCATCAGCGCCTCAGCATCTTCGCCGGCATAGGCAACAGCGGCCTTGTAGGACAGATCGACGCCTTCCTTGAACTCGGCGTCAGTCTTCCAGGTGTTGCGCAATTCGGCCGTGCATTCTTCAACCGACAGTTGCGCATTACCCTGCAGAAGACCGGGCGCTACAGCGTGATAGGTGGAAAGCGCCAAGTCAATCTGGCCTTGGGTAAAACCCTTAGCGTGCGCGGCAGTCAGAAAGTCCTGAAGCGGCTTGTCCTCGGCAGGGTTCCATGTATCCTTCAGCGCTTCTGGGATTTCGATCTTGTATTCGGCGGCAGACTTCGGCGGAGCATCACCGGACCCCATGCGCTTCTCAAGATGCCCGTAAGCCTCTGCCAGCTTCAGGCTGCTTGCTTCGATGTCGAGCGTGCCGTCTTCTTTCTTGACTTGATATTTCTCCGGGATCGAGGGCGCTGCGACTTGCTCGGTTGCGCCGGCTCCCATGACGGTGCCTGCAGGGGCTTGCGACTCTTGTGCGTTCCCGACTTCGCCACCGCCACCACCAGTGCCGCCACCTTCGCCAGCGTTCGCTTCATCCATGAAAACATGCCGAAAAATCCTCCAGTACATGGTCAATCTCCTTCTTGGTTAATGTCGGGCGCACCTGCAGCCCGGCTGATCTGTTGCATGATGAAATCCAGGGGCTTGCGCTGGCCCATGCGCTCATAGGTTTGCAGGACAGCATCAATCCCGCCTGTCGTCACAGACGGACGGATGAAGCGAAGAATCAGGTCTTCGAGGATGCGGGCGCCGCGTCTGTCGGTCTCGAACAAATCGGCATAGTCCTGAGGGGTCGGACGTTCTTGTTCGATCATTGTGCAGAGGGGATTAGATTTACAGATAGCCGACTGGCGTTTCCGGGATTACCGGAACTACGCCAAGCTCAAGCACATCCATATCGATCACAGCATTGGCCGGGCTTCCTGCCGTCACCGGCTTGATAAGCAGTGCCGGCTGAATCGTCGTTGCGCCAATACCGATGGCGAAGTGGGGAGATTCAAGGGTGATGATGCGTCCATCAGCGGGGATCGACTCGCACATATCAACTCCGGTCTGCCCAGTATGATTTTCCCCAGTGGCACCGATTGTCACTTCCGGGAATAGTTGAGCAATGCCGATCATCGAATTGATCCGAACGCGCATGTACACCCGGAAACGCTGAGTTCCACCGGCCCAAACGGTCGGGAATGTCATCGTGTATTTATCGGTGATGTAGTCGTTTGAGCGGTTAGCTGCACCCGGCCATGATCCAATCATCTTGAGCGTGCCGTCAGCGTTGCGCGAGGTTGTGCAGACAGCCGTTCCGTATGCCGCGACGGTGTGACTCTTTGGAACAATCGAGCCGCCGACAAGGTTACTCGCGGTGCCGCCAGTACCATCACAACGAGTCACTTCCAGCGGGGAGACAATCTGCTCAAGGCGAGACTGTGAGGATGGCAGCAAATCACGCAAAACTGGCAGGGCGATCAAGCCAACTGCAAATCGCTTGCTTGTAACCGGGTGAACGCCATCGGTCCAGCCGGCCAGCGGTGCACGAGGCCAAGTAGGATTCGACGTGTCGAGCCAGCCGTAGGAAACTGAGTTGTCGCCCCATGCGCCGGGAACATCTTTAGACAGTTGCCCGTTTTGTCCAGACCCAACGTACAC